TTATTGCCGTTCGCGACGGTGACCTGGCTGAAACGCCTGCAACAGGCTGCGCACAAACAGCGCCAGCAGGGCGCCGAATACGCACCAAAACACCGCGCTGGTGGCATAGGCCAGTTCCTGCCAGAACGAATAAAACGGCGTCAGCCAAAAATGGCGGATCGTCAGGCACAGCGGCAGCGCATACAGCGCGCCCAACAACGGGCAGAGGATCCGCTTTTTGCTCGACAAATAGCTGGCGATCATGCCGGGTATCACAAACAGCAGCAGGCCGGTTTCACCGTGATGCTCGTGATCCGTGCTGCCGAACGCCCCGCTCTGCTGGCCGAGAAACACCAGGCTGAACAGCAGAGAACAGCTTAAAATGCCCACCCAATACCGATAATTCGCCATGCGGAGACTCCCCTTTAGCGTCGTCACTACCCCGTAGAAATCAGCCGTGTCACGAAACAGGTGACGCCTTGCCATACACGGCAACGCTGAGCTGAACTTTTTCCTTGGTCTAAAGAGAGTTAAATGCGTTCGGCAGCGCAGGAACTCAGCTTAATGCTGGCTGTCGCGCGCCATAGCGACTAGAATATACGCCGCCGATCGATGGTTCGGATCGCCTTCCGCTGGTTAGTTATTTATGACGTCATTTTCCGACTGAATTTATATCTTATAGTCATCTACATCAAGCACTTACTGGTAAACAATAAGTTATCCTCCGTGAACATAAACGTCGCTAGTTTGTTAAACGGTAACTACATCCTGTTACTGTTTGTGGTACTCGCACTGGGGCTGTGCCTCGGTAAAGTTCGTCTGGGCTCCGTTCAACTCGGTAATTCCATTGGCGTTTTGGTGGTTTCGCTGCTGCTGGGCCAACAACATTTCGCCATTAACACCGAAGCGCTGAATCTCGGCTTTATGCTGTTTATTTTCTGCGTCGGCGTGGAAGCCGGGCCAAACTTTTTCTCAATTTTTTTCCGCGACGGCAAAAATTACCTGATGCTGGCGTTGGTGATGGTCGGCTCCGCGATGGTGATCGCTATCGGTCTTGGCAAGTTGTTCCATTGGGACATCGGGCTAACCGCCGGCATGCTGGCCGGATCGATGACCTCGACCCCGGTGCTGGTGGGTGCTGGCGATACGCTGCGCAACACCATCGTCAACGGCCCAGCGCTGCTGGCGGCGCAGGACCATCTGAGCCTCGGCTATGCCCTGACCTACCTGATTGGCCTGGTGAGCCTGATCTTCGGCGCGCGCTACCTGCCCAAGCTGCAACATCAGGATCTCTCCACCTCTGCCCAGCAGATCGCCCGCGAGCGCGGTCTGGATACCGACAGCCAGCGCAAGGTTTACCTGCCGGTCATTCGCGCCTACCGCGTTGGCCAGGAGCTGGTGGCCTGGGCCGATGGCAAAAACCTGCGTGAGCTGGGCATCTATCGCCAGACTGGTTGCTATATAGAACGCATCCGCCGCAACGGCATTCTGGCGAACCCGGACGGCGATGCGGTGCTGCAGGTGGGCGACGAGATTTCCCTGGTCGGTTACCCGGACGCCCATGCGCGGCTGGACCCCAGCTTCCGCAACGGTAAAGAAGTGTTCGACCGGGATCTGCTGGACATGCGCATCGTCACCGAAGAGATCGTGGTCAAGAACAGCAATGCGGTAAACAAGCGCCTGAGCCAGTTAAAGCTGACCGATCACGGCTGCTTCCTCAACCGGGTGATCCGCAGCCAGATTGAAATGCCCATTGACGACAGCATAGTGCTCAACAAAGGCGACGTGCTGCAGGTCAGCGGCGACGCGCGCCGGGTGAAAAGCGTGGCGGAGAAGATCGGCTTTATCTCTATCCACAGCCAGGTGACCGATCTGTTGGCCTTCTGCTCCTTCTTCATCATCGGGTTGATGATTGGCCAGATCACCATCCAGTTCAGCAATTTCTCGTTCGGCATCGGCAACGCCGCCGGTCTGTTGATGTCCGGCATCATGCTGGGCTTCCTGCGCGCCAACCACCCGACCTTCGGCTACATTCCGCAGGGCGCGTTGAACATGGTGAAAGAATTTGGCCTGATGGTGTTTATGGCCGGCGTGGGCCTGAGCGCCGGTGCGGGCATCGGCCACAGCCTCGGCGCCGTCGGTGGCCAGATGCTGATCGCCGGGTTGATCGTCAGCCTGGTGCCGGTGGTGATCTGCTTCCTGTTTGGCGCCTATGTGCTGCGCATGAACCGCGCCCTGCTGTTCGGCGCGATTATGGGGGCACGTACCTGTGCGCCAGCAATGGAAATCATCAGCGATACTGCACGCAGTAACATCCCTGCACTGGGCTACGCCGGAACCTACGCCATAGCTAACGTGTTGTTAACCCTGGCAGGTTCGTTGATTGTGGTGTTGTGGCCGGGGATACTCGGCTAACCGATAAGCAACAAAGATGTATCAGTGGCAAATATATTTTGAAATTTTTATCGCCGGCGAGAACTTTCCTTTCCGGGGGTAGTCTGAATTAGTGCCACTGCTTTTCTTTGATGTCCCCATTTTGTGGAGCCCGTTAGTCCCGCCTTTTTAGGTTCAAGACTATCGGGTTTTTTGTTGCCTGTATAAAATATCGTTATAAAACAATGCATTGATAGATGACAATTCACCCAGTGGCGACAAAATGGCGACAGCCATTTTGCGGGGCACAAAAAAACCTGCTTTCGCAGGCTTCTTGTTAAATCCAAAGTGATCCCTGATTGCTCCTTGTTGGATGCGGTGGAGCAATATCAATTTTACCCGGTGATACAATCTGCCGTTGGATAGATTCCAGCGTCACGAAAGTACAGCTGCAATTGATATTTTGGCACTGGTGATAGCGTTCTTTGGTGTTCTCACTCAAGTAGCGGCTTGTGCGGGCATGGGCGGCAGTTCGGCAAAGCGGGCAATGCATCATATTGATATCCCCTTCTCAATCTCTCAATTGCCGCGATAATACCCTCCCCGATCGAGAACAAAACAACCTTTAAGTGAATTTACAAAAAATAATTCACATTACGAGATTTCATAAGTCACATCAGAAAGCAAAACCTCAAACTCCAGCACCGTGGTAAAACCGCTGTTGCTGAGATTATGCGTGGCTTTGCTCACTATCCAGTGTTGCGCGTCGATCACCTCTTTAAAACCGCTTACGCGTACCGGCGTTTCCGGCGTGATGTTAGCCCGGCCCATCGCCAGCGACAGCGAGAACTCGGCAACACCGCGCTGAAGCTTTTCCCACTTAGCCTGCGCGGCCCGCATGGCAGCGGTCTTGGTGGCGTAAATCTTGGTGATAGCAAACACGTTATCTTCGGCCCCCACCATATAGTCACCTTTCTTTTCCTCCACAGGCTTACCCGGTTTCTTGCCGGTGGCTGGCTTGGCTTTGGGATGCTGCAGCGCCCGTAAATGTTGCTCTTTCGGCTTACGCTGCAGCTTCACTTTCTTCGGCTTTGGCTGCTTGGTATTAAGCCAGCTCGCCGTCACTCCGGTATAGGCGTCCCTGTCAGCAATGCTGAAGCTGTGCTGATCCCCATCCTGTCGCATGAGGGTGAATACCGGTAGCGATTTGCCGCTCACACTGGTGCCGTTACCCGGCCGCATAAATAACAGAGCACCATTTTTCACCGCCGCCACCGCACCATTGAGCGAGGCAAGCCGGGTAATAAACGCCGCATCGGTTTCCTGCGTCTGGTCGATATGGCTGATTTTGATGGTTCCCAGACCGGCGGCCAGCGTGGCGTTGAGCTTATTGCGCGCCGCCACCTTCTGCACGATGTCGCTCAGGGAGGTATCATGATAGGACTCATCGCGCCGGGTATTCAACGAGCCACGAAAATCGGCACTCCGCGCGCGGATAGTCAGCGTATCCGGCGCGCCTCTGTGCTCCACCTCGTCCACAGTAAACAACCCCTTCGGCGTCAGTGGCGCACCTTTCCAGCCGAGTGACAACGCCAGCACCGCATTGCGTTGGGGCATCACCATCAGCCCGTCGCTGTCGTCCAGCTCGATGTCGAGCTGGTCAGCCTCAAAGCCCCGGTTATCGGTCAGCGACAGGGAGATCAGCCGCTTGCGGATGTTCTGCGTGATGTCTTTTTCCTGCAATGACAATGAGAAGTCCGGGGCAATCAATGCCCCGGCAGGCATGGCAACGCCGGTGATCATGATAAAAGCCCTCCCATTGCCCCGGCAGCCTGTCCGGCCATCGCGCCCGCTTTATCGTATAGCTCTCCAGCTTGCTGCCGCAGATCGCCAAACATAGCAGACAAGGACTCATCCACCCGCTTTAAATTGAGTGTGAACTCGGTACGGCGCGGGCTGCCGTCGGCGAAAAAGTCCGAATGGCTTTCCGATATCGACTCAATCACAAACATGCCGTAAATCGTACCGCTGCCCTCAATCAGCGGCCACGCCCGCCCCTGCTCCGCCATCAGTTGCAACGTTAACAGCGAAAAGCGGCCGCCGGTGATCTCCGGCAGTAATACGCCGGACAGGGTAATAGTTTCATCATCCAGCCCCAAAAACTGCGCCGCCGGGCGCTGGCCCACACGCGCATTGCTCGGCCAGCGGTAATCTGCCGTGCGGTTCAGGGACTGATACGGCAGGGTTTGCAGCATAAAAACAAACAGCCCCAGCGTTAACATCATGTCGTTACTCTCCGTAATTCATGCGGCTACGTGCAGCAGCCGCTTGTTTGCGCTGTTCGGCGGCAAGCTGGCGAGACACTTCGCGGGCAATGGCCTGCGCGTCCTGTCCCGGCACTGCATGCACCTCAATGGTGATCGGCACCGGGGTTATCTGCACGGGCGCCGCAGGAGGAGCCGCCGCCATCACCGGGGTAGACAGTGACAGCATAGCCGCCGACAACGCCGCCGTTTTACGCCGCCCGGTGATATTGGCCGGGCCGTTGACGATCTCCGGGCCACGCTCGCCCACAATGCCAAACTGCCCGGACGGGATATCACCGCCTTTGTCGAATGCCCCCGCATAACCCGGCCCCGGCGTCAGCTCAGACGCGGGACGGCTGTAGGAAATCGCCGGGTTGACTTCGGTGTCACCACCGCCGAATTTCATCCAATCAGGCAGCATATCTGTCATGCCACTAAACTTGTCTTTCAGCGCCTGCCAGCGCTCACTGATACCGTCAATGATGCCGTTAATCATGTTCATACCGGCCTCTTTAAACTTGCCGGGTAAGGCTTTAGCCGACCCTACAAGCTCATCCCATTGCCCGCCGAGCCACGTTTTCAGGTTTTGCCATGCCGCTTGTGTCGATTTCTTGACGTTTTCCCATGCCTCCGACGTCGCGGTGGTAATGCTGCCCCATGCGCTCAAGGTGGCGTTTTTGATCGTTTCCCATGCGGCCTGAAATTTAGGCCCTAACGTCTCCCAGTTCTGCCAGATGTACACGGCCGCCATGGCAATCAGGCTGATAACGGCCAAAATCGGGTTAGCCATCATGACGCGGCCCAGCCACATCACCGCCGTACCGACAAAGCGCAGCCCTTTAACCAGCCCGGCAAACGACACACGCCCGACGATTGACATCAATTTCAGCATGCCACCGCCCATCGTCAGCAGGGAACGTCCCACCGCACCACCGGTAAACTTCATCACGCTGCCAAGCCCGCGTGCAGCGGTGGTTATGCCCTTAAACGAAAACATGGCGGCAACCCGGCTCAGCTTAAACAGCCCTTTGGTCAGTCCCAGCGTCGGCCCCATCAACAGGCTAAACCCGGTGATCACCGGCCCGGCCAGAAAGCCCACAATAGCCATGCCGCCGATCACTGCAGTCAGGCCCAGCGCCAACTTAAACAGCGTGCCGGACAGCTCCGGGTTTTCCTTCGCCCATTGCCCGGCCACGCCGAGCCATTTGGTGGCGCTTTGCGTGAGCTTACGCAACCCGGAATCCTGTTTATCAAAGACCTCAATTTGAATATCCTCAAAGGCCGAGGAGAGGTTTTTTAAATCGCCGTCGAGGTTATCCGTTTTCGTCTTGGCAATGTGCTCTGTCGCCCCCTTGGAATCCGTGACCGTCTGCTTTTTCGCGGCCAGCTTGCCGTTGCCTGCCGCAGCAATCAGCTTGATAGCGCCTTTCATCGCCTCTTCACCGAAAATCACCTTCAGGTATTCCGCCTGCTGCGCGGTGCCGAGCTTGTTCTTTTTAAAGGAGCTGTCGATTTTCTTCAGGATGCCTTCAATCGGCAGCATGTTGCCTTTGCTGTCTTTGGTTTTCACCCCCAGCTCTGACAACGCATCCTGCGCCTGCCCGACCGGCGCTTGCAGCCGGGTAAACATGGCGCTCGTCGCCGTCCCGGCCATACTGCCTTTGATACCGTTATCGGCCAGCACGCCCAGTAACGCGGTGGTGTCTTCGATACTGGCCCCGGCCGCCTCGGCAATCGGGGCGACGTACTTCATCGCCTCACCAAAATCCAGCAGGTTGCTGTTTGAGCTGGTGAAGCCTTTGGTCATCACGTCGGCGACGCGCTGGATCTCGTCTATCGGCATATTAAACGCCGATTGCATGTTGGTGATGATGTCAGCCGCGTCGGCGATGTCCAGATCGGAGGCCAACGCCAGATTAACGGTGGATTCGGTCGATTTCAGGATGGCATCGCCGTTAAAGCCGGACTTAGCAAGCACCGATTGCGTACGGGCGACGTCCGTCGGGGAAAAGGCGGTGGTAGCCCCGATGTCCCGCGCCTGCTGACGGATAGCCGCCAGTTGCTTGTCATTTTTCGCCAGCCCTAACGTGGCCTGCGTGTCTGACATCTGCTTATCGAACTGCACACCCGGTGCCATAAACCGGCTTTCAGCATACAACCCGGCGGTAGCGACCCCCAGCCCGACGGCGCTTTGGTTACGGACGGTTGCGCCCAGGGCTTTACCGGCCTGCGCCCGCTGCTGAATGCGGCTCAATGATTCCTGCTTTTTACTCAACCGCTCCAGCTCAGCACGCTGACGGTTAAGTGCTGCGGTGGCATCACTGGCGCTGGATTTTAACCGGCGCTGCTCGGCGCTCAGGTTCTTTGTGGCGATACCGTTATCGTTGAGCGCATTACGCTGGCGTTGCACGGACTGGCGCAAGCCGTTGTATTTCGTCTGCAACTCAGCAGCGGCACGCTTTGACGCTGCCAGCAGCCGCGCCTGCTGCGCTGTGGGTTTTTCCGTCGCCTTAAACTGAACGGCCAGCGCGGCCGCTTCTTCTTTGGCTTTTTTCAGCGCCTGCCCGGTGACGGCAAGCTGGCCCTGAGCCTTGCGAAACCCCTCAATCCGGGCGGCCTGTGCGTCCAGCGTTTTAAGGGTTTGTTGGGTGGCTTTGATGTCACCGGCCAGCGATTTACTGGCCTGTTGGATACTCTTAAGCGGGCGTGTGGCTTGGTCTACGGCCTTCAGCAAGACCTGAAGCTGCAGGCTTTTACTCATCGTGATTAACTCCGCTGCGTTGCAGGGCTTTATGACGCCAGTTCAACAGCTCCGTGAGCGTCATATCAACCATTTCAGACGGCGGCCAGTGGAAGATCACCGCAATGTCCGCCATCAGGTCATCAACGCCCAGCCGGGCGTCGGTGATTACTCCGCCGAGTTCGGCGACAAAAAACCGACAACCTGCCCGGCCAGCGCCACAAAGTCCGGCAGCTCTAAACGGGCGCATTCTTCTTTGGTCAGGTTGGGTACGGTCACGCGCGGCAGGATCACCAGCAGCGCGTCAACATCGGCATTGGCGACCGCAGCAAGACCGACACCGCGCAGTGCGCCTGCATTCGGTTTAATCACCTGCACGTCGGTGATAGTGGTTTCACCGCGCTTAATCGGGGTGTCGAGGGTTACAACGTTTTCTTTAGTGTCTTTCATGGTGTCTCTCTCAAATCAGGGGGAAAGGGCCAGCCCGGCGGGCTGGCGCAAAAATTACAGGCCGATCGCCTTGCGATGTTCGGCCAACCGGTCAACGCCGTCGACTTTCTCGACCATGTTCACGGTATCGACCTCGAGCAGCTCTTTGCCGTCGACGGTCAACTTGAAATAGGTGCAGTCGGTGGATACCTTGGTTTCGGTGTCCTCGCCCTGCTTGTACTCACCGAAGTCGATTTCTTTGTGGCGGCCACGCATCACCACTTCCACGGCGGACACCTCGCCGGTGTCGTCACGTTGGAAAGAACCGGCAAAGCGCAGCGGCACAGCATCGACTGCGCCCCATTGCTTAAGCACCTGCTCATCAATGCCGCCCATGCTCCATTCCAGCGCCAGCGCGTCATCGTCCAGCCCCATATCAATAGAGGCTGCACCGTTCATGCCGCCACCCCGGTATTTCTCCAGCTTGCGGGTGAGTTTTGGCAGCGTCAGCGAGGACACCACGCCCATATAATTGAAACCGTCGTTGAACAGGTTCAGGTATTTCAGTTTTTTAGGCAGAGCCATAAATCATCGTCTCCTTTAGCGATTCACGGACGCGGCGAACGTCGCCAGATAGCGGTCAGTGATGCGCTGGCGCAGGGTTAAATCTTCCAGCGGCGGCACCGGCGTGTAGTCGTAATCAATAAACAGCTTGCCTGCCTTCAGGGTGTCCTTGTCGTTGGCGCTTTCGTCATACCAGCAATCACCGTCGATAATCAGCCCGGCGGATTTCAGCTCGCGGAACTTGGCTTTGATGCCGTCGATCATGTCGCGGACAAGTGTCGGGGTGACCGGCCGGTCAATCGCCCACATGTGCGCCTCGGCCATGGTGTCGGCCAGCACCTGTGCGGTGCGGGTGTAGTTTTCGAACAGGAACAGCGGATCGTCTGAACAGGTACGCGAACCCCAGAATTTAAAGCCGTCCTTGCGGATAAGCGTCGTGACACACGCTTGGTTCAACAGATCGGCATCGGTGCCGGGAGCCTGTAGGTCCCAGAACACGCTCGCGCTGATGCCGGTCACGCCATTGACGCCGACGTTAGAAAGGGTTTTGTGCCAGCCGGTTTCCGTGTCGATTTTGGCGCGCAGGCCCAACGCCCGTGCAGTGGCGTAGGCAATGTCACTTTTGTTGGTGGCAGTGTTCCAACTGACAAAATCCGGCCAAATCAGCATCAGCTCACGCTGGCTGAAATTGGCGCGATACTTGATTGCCTCCGCCATCGTTTTGCAGCCATAAGCGCTGATATAGCCGAATGCGCGCAGCTTTTGGCAGATTCCGGCCAATGCGGTAACCACTTCCAGATTGTCATAGCCCGGTACGCCAAGAATGCGCGGCTTAACGCCTAACTCGGCCTGCGCTGAGAGCAGCGCTTTCATGCCGGTATAGCGGCCTTCTGCGTTAGCGCCGCCGATAATATTTGAAGTGGTTTCTTTGGCGTCTTTGCCTTCGGCAACACGCACAACCACCGTGACCGGTTTTGACTGGTCAGCGATAGCCAGCAGTGCCGCTGCCAGCGTGCCTTTTTTACCGGCCTTGCCGGAGGCAGCCAGCACGTCGGTGATCAACACTGGGGTGTTCAGCGGGAAGGTGGCCGCGTCGGCGTCCTCCGCCGTGCAGACCATGCCGACGATAGCCGTCGAGACAGTGGAAATAACGCGGGTGCCGTCGTTGATTTCGACAACACGCACGCCGTGATGATAGTCAGCCATGTATAGCTTGCTCCGTTATTGGTTGATGTAGACAGGATGCAACCAATTAACAGAGCTTTCATCTTAATGAGGATTGTTGTTCAGCCAAACAACTCATTTATATTAAATCAGCATTTATAAAACATCCCCTGAAATTTCACGTTCTGAGGTGTGCATTTTGCATGGCGATTTCTTATGAGTTTTAATTATTTCTTTCACATTGCTTAACGAAAAAAGCGTACTCATAGACACCATAATAGAAACCCCAGAGAAGATACCTGCCAAAACTGTCAAAAAAAACGAAGCCGCCACGGAAAACAACCTGTCAAAACCATCAGAAAAATTAACACCCCCCTTATAAAAGTCATTAATCACTTGAGCCAAAATACTAAACAGTTCACTCCCAAAATATATTACAAGTGAATACATTAGAATAAACACCACTAAAGCAAGGGCACACTTCCAACCCCTTTTAAATCTTGTATCAAATCCCGAGCACAACTCGTACCCTATATTTCCATTTACATATACCAATCTAAAAACACGAGACCATCGACGCGATACAGCAAATCTCCGGATTGCCTCCCTAGGTTCGGTGTGATTGATAAGGATAATAATCTCATCGTAACTAACATTGGAGCATCGATATAAATAAAAAAACAGTCGTTCAACAAGATACCTACTTGGCTCTTTTTTCCTAAGTTCTTCAAGTAAAGCTATATCAATTTGATGTTTATCCTTTCGTGCCCCATGAAGATAGACCAAAATAGAAATAATTATTGTAGCAGCGGCCCCCAAAAAACTTCCGAATCCTGACACCCAAGACATAAAAACTCCGTTCATATAAGGTCTGATTTAGAAAAATAGCACATATTATGAAACTAGCTAAATCATACGATCGTTTTCGCCGATCAATAGCAGCGTATTGATCTACACAATCAATTGGACGGTATTTGAGCTGACGGGTTAAGGTCAACAGACAAGACGCGGCAACATCAGGGAAAGCCGCAAACACAAAGCCCGCATCGTTGAGTTGCGGGCTTTTTTCTTATGCGTCGGGGGCTGACGGCCAGTTAATCGCCGGGGCGGCTGAAACATCCAGACGGTTAAGCATAACCCGATACCTTTTCCAGCCTTCCAGCCGGGCTTTTTCGGCATCGCTCACCATATCCAAATCAACCGCATCCTGCAGCGGTGCGATCATCTTGGCGGCTTCAGCAATACGGGCGCGCTGCTCTACCCGGGCTTGTTCTTGATGTTCTTCCGGTGTGTAAATCCGCTTGTCGATTTGCTCCCCATCAAACACCCAATCACCCGAAATATTCGCCCGGCGATTTGCGGTAGTGTCGGCCACTTCGGCAACATTCAACCCTGCAGGCCACAACGTAGAAACATCCTTATTGGCTGCGATACTGCGAATAATGCCTTTTTCGTCATAAGCGATCTTTATTGTGTCAGCCGAAAAACTCTGCTGACTGCTATACCATTCCACGCCATCCTCGGAAAAAAGAAATAACGCATTATGCTGATTACTTAATTTAAGTTGTTCCGGTGTTTTTGGTGAGCCGATTTTAAAGCCTTTAATATTCATCATGATTTATCGACCTATAGTGATCCATTGTCCATTTTTATAAATCTGGATGTAACTCCAGAACAATTCTTCGGGAGAGTAGTCGCCATCCCAGTTATTGAACCCCGTCAATACGGTATTTTCGTGATAGGTATAGATGCCTGTAGCACCGTGCTGCGTTTCCGCGCTGTACCTGACGTTTTGAATAAAGTTTTGGTTAACCCAATCGACGGTTGCACGCGCCCCAACCTCACGGTTAAAGGTTCCCCAATCAACGCGGCTATTAACCTGCTCAATAACCGCATCCCATAACCATTTGTTACCCCAACGGCTGCCCAGAATATTGCCATCGCCGGCATGAGTTGCCGCACCTACATTGAAGGTTCCTTGAATCGTTACGTCATGGCCCAACGTCATTGCGCCCGTTTTCACATTGACGGTCATCGGGCGTAGGTTGTTAAACGTGCCGTACTGGTTGTTTGCATTGGTCAACATTAAATACAAGCTGCTGCCGTCGTTACGCCAGAACGTCCCGTGATCGCCGCCGACAATGCGATAATTATCGATGGATGTTGATTGAATTTCCGCGCTGGTTTTGACTATGCCAGTCAATTGTCCGCCAGTTTTCGCCAAGTAGCGCCCGTCAGCCTCGGTTTTATTCCATGCGTTGACATCCCCTGCCAACAAATTGACATCACCACTCAGCGGCTTGCCATTAATCTTGAGTGAACGCACCGCGTATTTTTTCATTGCGTCAGCGTCAGTCAGCGCACCGGTTTCCTGCGCAGTGGGCGGCTTGGCTGTCGTATAAATACGGGGGTTTGCAGCCTGATTGGCCTCGGTTCCCCAATGCAACTCATTATCCAGAGCAACGCCAAGACGCATTAATGGCATAGCGCCAGTCTGAAAACCTAACGATAAATTACTCTGTGCAGTAGGTCTGCTCATCACAAATGGGGTATGCGCACTGCTCTCTATCCGCAGGAATTCTCCCTCAGTGGAAGCACTATCGGATTTTATCGCCAGCGTCTTCACCGTGCCGCCTGTCAGCATCAGATAACGCCCATCGGCCTCGGTTTTATTCCACGCATTTACATCACTTGCCAACAGGTTAACGTCACCGCTCAGCGGCTTGCCGTTAATCTTGAGTGAGCGTAATGCATACTTTGCATCAGCCTCTTTTGCGGTGTAGCTGTTGCCGGAGTGCAGGAATTCAAACCAACCGTCGATCCCTTTACCGGCCTCTTTGGTGCGAAATGACATCCGCCCCTGACGCCAGCCAATCTGCAAACCGAAATACTCGCCCCCGGCGCTTGCCTGCCACGTCTGATTGATAATCCCGACGGAACTCCCCGCCTGAGCAAACGGCGGTTTGTCCGGATCGTTGACTTCTGCCCATGTGAATCCGGTAAACGCCCCTTGCCCCCAGATATCCGCCAGCGCATGACGCCGTGCGGGCGGCGTCAGCCCCAGCCCGAAAGCCTGATCGGCCGTCAACACTTGTCCTGCGGCTTCACCGATATCACGTTGGGCGGCAGATTTTAACGCCAGCGCTTGGCGCGCCTTGGCTTTGTCCGGCAGATCTGAAAGGTTGTTAACGCGTTGAGCATAGCGGCCGTCGGCTTCTGCTTTACTCCATGCACCAACATCGGCCGCCGTGGGCTTGTAGTCCGTGGTGTAAATCCGCGACCACGTCACCCCGTTTTCAGGTCGGTTAGACGCACCAATAAAGGCTGCGCCTAAGCCCGATACACTGACATATCCCGTGGACGGCGCGGCATCGCACGGCAGGCTAAGCACCCCGGCAGCGATATTGCCACTGATCGGCGGTTTGTTTTCGGAGGCCACATTCACACGGTAAATTTGCGCGGTATTGCAATAGGCGTTATCAAACGCTCGCGCCCCGCCGCCCAGCCCAAATGCACCGACGGCCATCAATTGCCCGCCTTCAACACCGACGTTTTTTGTCGCCGCGCTGCCCAGTGCGAGATTGCCGCGTGCAGCGGCCTTGTCGGTAAGGTCCGACAGATTAGCGGCTTTTTTGGCGCTGGCATCACTGACCGCGTTCAGCGCCTTTGGCGTGGCGGCCTTGGTTTCGTCGGTGCTGGTTGTGGCGCTGCTCAGTTGCACCAAACCTTTCGCCGTGGTGCTGGCGTCCGGGTGATTGCGCGTTTTCTCATGGGCACTAATAGCATCGACAACAAAATCTTTGGTGGCCAATATCGTATCGCCCCCGGCGATCACCTGAATCGCCTCGGTGCTGCTGACAATCAGGATCATGCGCAGCGTCTGCGTACGCCCACTGCCTTCCGCCAGTTTTGGCTTGTAGCTCTCCGCCATATTGGCGACGGCGATCAGCGTTCCGGCTTCGTCATACAGGCCCATTTCCCGCAGCCAGAACCCGCCTACGTCGGCCGGGATAATCAGCTCCGCCACAATGTTGTTTTTCACTGCGCCGATTGTCAGCCCATTGAGCGCGGCACGGTATTTCTCATTGACCAGCTTGGTCTGTGCAGGATTCGGTGTCGGCAATGTGCCGTTACCGTCACCGACAGCCATACGGGTGATGTTCAACTGGGTACCGCCAGCGGTGGCGGCGGCAATCTTGGCCGCCCCGGCGGTGGTAATAATGGCTTTATATTTGCTCATGTTTCCTCTTTATCCGGGGTAAACGGTAATGACATCGCCATCCACGACGGCCGCGCCGGTGTATATCCGGCCGGGGATATCCTGCAGAATATTGAGGCCAATCAGGTGACGGCTCAGCGGCTTGGCATCGGCGATCAGGCGTTCCATTTCCCGATACATCTCCTCGGTGATACCGGTTTCCAGCACGCCAATATCAAGCCTGAAGGTGCCGGGCGGATCGTCACCGTGGAACCATTCGATAACGTTAATCAGGTAGCCGAGCGGTTCCACCACGCGGCGCACGGCCCCAATGGTGCCTTTATGCCGGTGAATGTAGAACGCGGCGGACACCACGCCCCGCTTGATATCCTCGGGCCAAACCTCATCCCACCTGTCGACGGAAAACGCCCACGCCAGATAGGGCAACAGCGGCAAAGGACAGGTTTTTGGGTTCCACAGGTCACGCAACGCAACCGGCACATGATCCAGCTCCGCGCACGCGGTAGCAGCGGCCACTTCCAGCGGCGATGAACCGACCGGTAACAAGCGGTTATTCATCGTCATCGGCGCGCCCTGGTGTAATGGTGTAACCGGTGCAATAACCGGCCTGCGTCTTATCAAGCACAATGTCAGCGGGCGGCTTGATGATCTGCACGTCTTCCACGCCTTCGACTTTCAGCGCGGCATTGATGCCGGAGCGGCGGATATTTCGGCCAAGTCGTCGCATGTTTTGCACGTAAGCGCGCAGCCGTTTATCCGCCGTGTCGAGGATAGGCGCGACCTCCGGGCCGGGGTACAGAGACAAAACGGCCTCGATGGCGTAACGGGTAATTCTTGCAGACTGCACGGTAAGCCGATCGCCGACCGGGCGCACATCTTCATCATTCAGCGCTACGCTGACGGCCTGCAACAGATCAGGGCTGGCAGTGCCGTCGCCGTCACGCGATAACACCGTGACGGTCACGCTGGCCGGGGTTGGGCTGATCGCCGTCACATCGGCAACGCGACCATCGGCCGAGCGGGCGTGAAAACGGTATGAACCGGCCGAGCCTGCCGTACTCATCCCTTCAAAAGCATCTTGCAGGCGCAGACGGTAATCCTCATCTGACTCCATGACCGCCGGTGTCGGCGGGATAGTGGTTTCATCCGCCGGAGTGATCACCAATCGCGGGGTACTGAAATTAGCGCCGATCTGGTCAAGATCGCTACCGGTGGCATAAGCCAGCATCAGCGCTTTAGCGGCATCGTTGACGCGCTGGCGCAAAATCACCTCACGGTAGGCGTTTTCCTGCAGCAGCTTCACGATCGGCTCAGACTCCAGCGCCAGTGTGCGACTGAGGGATTCCCGCTGTTCCTCCGGGTAGAGCGAAATCAACGTGGCCTTACGCTCAGCCAAAATGTCTTCATAATCCACTGTCTCCACGATGAGCGGTGCGGGCAGTTGGGACAGGTCAATGGTTGCCATGGTTTCAGCTCACAGGAACAGACAGCGACAGCGCGCCGGGGGCATCGGTGCGGGTGCCGGTGATGTCGATCACCATCTTGCCGTCGTAGGTGGTATTAAAGGTGATGCCGGTCAGTTTTACGCGTGGCTCCCATGCCAGAATCGCGCTGTAACAGGCGGCCATGATCTGCAGGCGCAGCGTGTCATTCTGCGGCTGGTCGAGCAGTGCCGACAGCAGCGAACCATAGGCCCGGCGCATAGGGCGTGAACCCTGCGGCGTGATCAGGATGTCTGCCACGGACTGGCGAATATGCTCGATGTCCGTCAGTGCGCGGCCGGTGTCGCGGTTCATGCCAAGGTATTTCGCGTTGTTCATCCCGGTTTATCCGTGTTGCCGCCGCCGTTCTGGACGCCGCCGTGCGTGTGTTTATCAACGACAATGCCGTTGGATGTGAACGAGCCGCCACTGTGCTCAATGCTGCCGGTCATCTTCCCGCCCTTCTGCACTTCCAGCGTGCCGGTAGTGAGCTTGTTCGTGCAAACCACCTCCGGCGCATCAAGGGTGATTTTGTCAGCCTTGACCATCACCACTTTGGTGCTGGCGGTGATCGACTCGGACGCCTGTACGTTGGCAGTTTTTATGCCGGTAGCACTCAGCGCGCCGGTTTCCGGTTCGTACTCGAGAGCCGCCCCATCCGGGAATGCGATATGTATCGCATCCGCCGAGGCCGATGGGGCCGGGAAGTCATCGGAAAAAACACCCGGCAGCACAAAGGCGGTATCCAGCTCGCCGCCCAGCGCCAGCACTAACACCTGCTCACCTTCAGACGGTGCCCACCACACGCGGGTACGCCCGGCACGGCAGGTTAGCCAATTCAGCCAGTCGGTAAGGTTGCCTCCGGTATCGACACGGCAAAGGCCGCGATTGAGGTCGACGGCGTTCACGGTGCCAATGCGGATCAGGTTGCGCAGCTGGCGCAGGATGTCGTGTTGATTGTTCATGCTGAAATGATGCCGCCCGGTGAGGATGGCGGCAATGCGAGAACGTTGGAACGCCAAAGAAACAACAACGTAGCCAGATAAAAGAGATATAATAATGTTCGACTCAAACGATAATTTAACATGTTATTTACTGCATCAGAGGGAAACCATGGAAAAAGGTAACTATGAAGAAAAAATAGATTTTGAAAACGTGGCAGATTTCTTTGATTTTTTTGCACCTTGGAGCAGAAATAGAAACATCAATGGTTACATATTTAGAGGGCACTCTAAAGAGACTTACAAACTAGTTCCTTCGGCACTGAGAGAGGAAAACAAAGATTACATTCAGAAACTAAGCATGAACTCTCTTGATGAAATACAGACCTTTGACTCATCAAAACAAATATTTAAAGAGAAGAAAATACTAAGTATTTTTTATAAAACCGCAAATGAGAATGGTCTAACACTACCTTTAACAAATGAAATAGGTGCGCGATTACATATGCAAACCGATCACATCAGATTACTCAGTGTATTAATAGGAAGTTACGATGATAACGCTTTATGGCCAAGTAGCGACTATTTAGAACTGTTATCGCTAGCCCAACATTATGGTATACCAACTAGATTACTTGACTGGACATATGATCCCTTTGTCGCAATTTTCTTTGCTGTTCGCTCTGCAATAAAAAAAGAAGGACGGCTAGAAATATGGTGCTGTAACAAAGCTGTCCTTTCTAACTTTTCGGACGTTGGCATAGACATTGGAATTAATTTCCACACTCCTCACTACGCACACAACCTTAACATCCGAGCCCAAAGAGGACTTTTTTCTTACTTCCCTGTGAGAATGCCTCCAATTTATATAGACAATATGAAAAATTTCAATGGTGACATTGATAGGCGACCTGCTCCTGACATTCTTTCAGAGAAAATAGACAGGGAAAAATACGGGAACATATTTAAAAAAGTAACACTACCATGCGCCTTGGCAACAGATGCGTATCACATATTATTTTCAATGGGATACTCAGCCGCAAAGATATTCCCCGGATATGATGGTGTCACAGCACAGATGAAAGATAATGCCAACCTATTTAAATAAAGGTGACTAAATATTCATATGAAATATCATCGTTTTTAATGATAGTGACGAGCAATTTATTTACGAAGATAAGCACTCTAGAATTATATTCTCTACTATATTTTCGTCCTGATAGCTGAATCCCAGTAACGGACGTTCCTCATATTTCACAGGATCACTGTGCGGCGTTGGCCGGTCACGCAGACCATAATGATGCACGTTAGCCATGCGCCGCACACGTCCAACAAACTCCACCACGGCATCGTCGCTGCTACTCTTGGCTTTCATGTAGCGTGCAGTGCGCAGCTTGGAGAACATCGCCCGTTCACGCAGACGCTTTTTGCTGCGCAGCGATGTTTTACGCGGCACATAGGGTGTACCGTCCGGTGCCTGCTGGCGCTTGATATTCTGCTGCTGACTGGCGCGCAGCCGTTTGGACACGGCGACAGCCAGCGACTTGCGCGATTGCGGCGACAGCTTGGCAATCAACCCGGCCAGCCGGGCGTCAAAGGGGCTAAGCTCGCTCATGCCATTCACTCACTAACTCGCCGTGAACATAGAGCTGCATCGGCCGTGTGACGTTTTCAGGCAACGGCGGTTCAGGCAGGTGTTTAACATGCAGCGCGCCGTCTTGTTCGTTGACCACCACTCGCTCGGTTAACTGTAATGACACGCTGAAATCATAAGAGCCGTCGTTATTAAAATCCGTCTCGAAGGTGCAGCCGGTGCGGCGCTTTTCCTCGGTCGCCATAATGTCCGGCTGATTCTCCCGTAGCCACGCCTGAATCGGCACCATGATTAAATCCAGATCGCCGGTGTAGTCGAGAAACAGCAGATTCAGCGTATAGCGATATTCATGCGACAGCGAGGTGGCAAGCGTGGCCGCCACGCTGCCCCGCTCTACCCGCACCTGTAAATTTCCGGGGTTACGCTGTAGCCATTGCAGGCAGTTTGTCAGCTCAGCGCGGAGCTGTTGCGGCTTTAACATCGTGTTGCTCCTGACAGGTTTTAATGGCGTCGACTTGCACCGCGCAGGCTGCTAACGCATCTTCAAGCTGGCGAATGTCGGCGCTCAGATCGCCATTAGTCGCCGGACGGCTGGCCGGTATCTGACACGGGTTCACCGTCGGACAGCCAACGTAGATAATCTGCGGCACCTGTGAAGCCGGGACGCTGGTGCAGCCTTGCAACATCAGCAGGCAAAGCAGTGTTGAACCAATCGCGTAATTGTTGGTTTTCATTGAGTAATCTCTGTATTTTTTGCTCGCGGGTCAGCGCCAGTTGGTGTGCATTTTCGAGGTCAGCTCTCAGGTTTTTCTCTTCCTGCGCCAGTTGGCAGGCCGCTGTTTGCAACCTGCTGATCGCCGTGCGGGTGTCGATCAGCGCCGTCGTTATCTTGCCGTTTTCCCGCTGCGCTTCGCCCAACTGATCACCCAGAGCGATAACCTGCCATTTAAGCCAACCGGCGACAGCCAGCGCCAACAACAGAAACAGCACGGCGACGCGGTTCATGGCGCGGCCCCTTTCAGGCAATAGGCCATCTCCGCCGCCCGGCGACGCTCCAGCCCCTTGGATTTAACCCCGTTGACATACACCCAGCGCGGCAACTGCTGACAGGCGCTGCGCCACTCCTCCCGCTTGATGAAACCGGCCAGTGTGGAGTCACACGCCGCCGTCACGCCGACGTTAAAGGCAAAGGACACCACCGCGTCATAAACCGGTTGCGGCATCGTGACAGGTATACAGCGGCCTATGGCACGCTCCACCCGATACACGTCGGCCACCAGATTGACGGCTGCTTGGCGCTCGCTGATCACCGCTCCCGGCGATACACCGGCAGTGTGGCCAATGCCGCTGGTCCAGACACCCGCTTGGCACTGGTAAGGTGAAAGCTGACAACCCTCAAAATCAGCCAGCAGGCGCAATCCACCCTCAGAGGTATGCAGCGCGCTGTATTGCGGCAACAGCGCGGCCAATGCCAGCACGGCGGCCACCGTGCAGCGTTTAGCGATTGAGTTCATCGAATGCCCTCCGGCTGACGCCGAGCTTGTTCAGCAACTGGTAGCTTTTGCGGCGGTAGTACCAGTTAACGATAAAGGTGCCGACGCCGACGGCGGCCCCAACCATAAAAGCGATGTCCTGCGGTGAATACTTGCCGATCCACGCAAGGAACACCGCCACCGCGTAGGCTAAAAATGAGGTGATGCGCTCCATGGTTAATCCCATAAATTGACGATTTCACGCTGCGGCGCGGCGGTCACGTCCGGCAGCTCGACCGGCTGACCGTGGGGCAAAATTACCCCGGCATCGGCCAGCCCTGCATTGAGTGAATAAACCTGCTCAACCACACCCTGCGTGCGCCCGTAGTAGCGCCAGCAAATCGCGTCAACGGTGTCGCCCTGCAGGGCGTAGACTTTCATCAGAGCAGCCCGATGATGCAGTGAGAACGCTCGGCCACGTTGCTGATCGCATTACGGGCGTTGCGCCACAGCTCGCCGATTGAGGCTTCAATCACATCGGCCTTGCGGCCGCCGGTGGCGGTGGTGTCTACACTGCGGTATTGCTCCGAGAGCGTCGCCATGGTCATGGCGCTAACGGCGTTGCGGTACTCGCTCACCCGCACGCTTTCGCCGTCAATCTTGTCGCCCGGCACATCCTCCAGTCGCTGGTAGCCGTCGGCCATCTGGTTGCGGCGGAAGGTGAACAGCTCGGCGTTGACCTCCGCCATCGCGCTTTTAATCGCCAGTCGCAGCCGAGGGGCGGTGATCGTGCCTTCAATGCGCATAACATCGCGCACCTCCGCCGGGCGGATATCCGGGAAGAAAAAGACGTTTTTAACGATCGGCTCATCCTCCGGGCGCGGTGCAGGCGCGTCCGGGCGTGGTGTATGAATTACGATGCTCATTTGACCTCAAAAAATAGGGGGCGGTGGACGACGGCGTTGACGAGGTGAAACCTGTCGCGGCCGTCGTGCCGCCCGGCGCGGGGCGCGTTCTGTCAGCGGCTGGCGGCGGTGCGTATCGCCCGCTCCAGCCGTTCAATGTCCTTTTTCACGCCGCAGCTGTTATGCAATTGCAGCGCACGCTTCAGGTGGTTTAATGCCAGTTCAGCCCTGCCCGTTTCGCGTAGGACGTACCCGGTGATCTTGTGCAGCTTGGCGCGCACTTGGTCGGGCATGTCTTCTGCGTCGGTGAGTTCCATGGTCTGCATGAGGTGGTCAATATTGACCGGCTCCCCGGCCTCATGGGCCCGGGTGGCAGACTCGGCGACGTCTTCTGCGATGAGGTACGGCGTGGAGCGCGCGAAGTTGCCCGGCGGAGCCAGCTTGTGGCGCAACGCATAGCGGGCAATGTCCAGCGCGCCGGGTATATCCCCGGCATCCAGTCGCCAGATCATGACCGTCATCAGAATGGCATCCTGCGCGCCGTTGCCTTCGGCCAGCACTCCGGCAACCCATGGGGCATAGTCCGGCAGCAGTTGGCGCTTGAGTTCGGCCTTGCGCTCTTGTGAGCGTATCTGCTTGAGCTTCCGCTTATCTTCATAGAGTTTAAGCATCATCAGTTCGTAGCCGTTGGCATGGCGCAACGGGTCCTTTTTCCGCTGCGCGGCCTCGACCGCTGACTGGCGCAAAAGGTGACGGCGGGCAGGGCTGGTCATGGTTATTTACCGCCTTTCGCTTTGTCGTCTACCGGAGCTTCCTCAGGGCCTTTCACCTCAACATCAGAGACAGGCTCCACCGTGGCTGCAGCAGCTTTCACCGCTTCAACGATGGCACCCGCCAGCGTCTTGATGTCCTCACCGGAGGATGTCAGCGCCGCCTTGGTCTGCGGATCGGTTGGCTTAGCAGGCAACAGCTCGATGTTTTCCACCAATGCGCCGCAGGCGTAATCCTCCACCACGTAATCCTCGTTGATGGATTCGTAGTTTTCGATGCGGTCTCGCTTAGAGTTTTCCACCATATGACGGCGGTGCGTGTCTTCCTGCCAATAAATCGACAGGTTATCCATGCGGGTGATCAGCAGCGAATCCGCCGGGAAGTAAGGCACGCGGATTGCGGGCAGATTGCCGATGCGCTTCTGGCTGATAATCAGATCGGCGGCCATCGCCTCAGTGTTCGGCTGTTCCTGATTGACCAGCGGGAAGTATTTATCCGCCAGCAACTGACGACCACAGATCACCACCAATTCCGGGTCTTCCTGATACCACGGCGCGATCAGGTTGTTGGTGGCATCCATCACCAGCGCATCGAGATTAGCGTAATCGCCACCGGCACCCACGCGGAGCTTTTCAGACACCACACTGCCATCTTCGGCAACCACTTTATTCATCACCCGGCTCGGCGCGTTCTCGCGGTATTTCTGCAGCCAGCCCGGTGCAATGTCCTGCAACAGCGGGAACTTGATGCGGTTGGAGGTTTTCGCACGGTGCGTACCGTTAAAGCCGATCATGATGCGGTCTAACGCCTGGCGTTTCACAATCGCATCGCGTAAGCGGGTCTGGAAATCCTGATAACGCGCCCACAGGTCAAGGGTGTTATAGCGAATGTGGAAATCGTAGTTTACCTGCTGGCAGAAATAGCCCTCGGCATCCAGCGTGGCAAAGTCGGCGGTTTCGCGCTCATCGCCGCCTGCGGTGTCGGTGTTGCTGGCAATTGTACCGCTGACATTCAGCCCAATTTTTTCCGCTTTCATCTCCGGCACCGGCACAATGTTGATGCGGGTCAGAAATGAGGAGGAATCCTGTACGCGGGTCATGATGGTCTGCGTGACAGACGGCTCTACGCTGAATTTCTTATCCAGATCGCCGGTGTCGACGCCGTTCAGCTCGGCCAAGCGAGACATAAAAGCATTAAATTTAAAGCGAGTTTGCTTGCGCATTTTTATTCCTGTTTTTATTCGTCTTTATCGGGTGTGACTGCCTTAGCAGTCGGTCAGCACATCCTGCGCGCCGTTGCCGCCGGTAGCGTCTGGGCGCGTCGGCTGGCTAAAGTCTTCGGTGGTCGACAACTGGGTTTTCAGCGCAGTGAAAGCAGTGCGGCCGGTGTCTACCTGTTGCTTGAGGTTGGCGACCTCCTCATTAAGTTCAGCCGTGGTCTGGGTAAAACGCGCCTCCGCTTCCTGCAGTTGTTCGGCCACGGTCAACACCGCGCTTTCCATCTCGCCAAAGCGCACGTCGTCGGTAGCTTGCTTGCGAGTAAACATCGCCTTAATGCGGGCAGAGAATGAGGATTCCGGGTCAGCGGCAGGCTCAAAATCAAAATGGACTTCCAGCGGCGCAGAGAACTCAACGGTTTCATGGCGGCGGCTGAACTCCAGCATGTCAGTGCCGAGGCTGGCCGGATCATCGGTCACGGCCAGCCCGACCAAATAGGCTTTGCCGGTCTTGGCGAAATCGCGGCGGATCTCCATCGAGGTGAAAACCTTTTGGCCTGCACCGACCATCGACACCAGATCGGCGGTCGGGGCCAGACTGGCATACAGCGCCCATTTGCCATGCAGCAGCGGCTCGCCCGGCTCGTCGATTTTCTCGGCCTTCAGCTCAACGACACCGCCGTAACGGCGGAAATAGCTATCCGGCAAAATGCCCTTGATGTGTTCCATATTGATGCGTGCGCCATACACCTTCGTGCTGTAGGTCGCGGCCATCTGCTGAATATCTGCAGCGCCGATCTCGCGGCCATCAACGGTGTCGCCTTCAACGCCGACGCGGAAAAACTTAGAAACTTTCTTTGCCATGTAAACGGCTCCGGTTGTGGTGGTTGGGTTCGGAGCTAGTTTCAGGGGAATGGCGTCGCGTCTCAACGCGTTGCGGTTGGAAGATCTTAGGCACAACAAGGGCTTAATGCAGGGTGTCCGGCGCTTCCGTAGCCTTGGCATCATGAAAACGACACCGACGACAACCATCATCAGCGATCCACGCCGCCAAGCTGCCTTGCTCTATTGGCAGGGCTTCTCTGTACGCCAAATTGCGGAGACGTTGAACGCCAAGGCACCCACCGTGCAGAGCTGGAAGCTGCGCGACAAATGGGACGATATCGCGCCCATTTCCCGCGTGGAGCAAAGCATGGAAGCGCGGTTGATTCAGCTCATTATGAAAACGCAAAAGGAGGGTATCGACTTCAAAGAAATTGACCTGCTCGGCCGCCAGATTGAACGGCTGGCACGGGTCAATCGCTACTCAATGAGCGGTAACGAGGCAGACTTAAACCCGAATGTCACCAACCGCAACAAAGGCGAGCGTAAGCCCGTCGAGCGCAACCTGTTCAGCGAGGCCGCCGTGGAGAAGCTGCAAAGCATCTTCATGGAAAATGCCTTCGAATATCAAATGGGGTGGTATCGTGCAGGGCTGCAGCATCGTATTCGCAACATCCTGAAATCGCGCCAGATCGGCGCAACATTTTTCTTTGCCCGCGAGGCACTTCTCGATGCACTGACCACCGGCCGTAATCAGATTTTCCTGTCAGCCTCAAAGGCGCAGGCGCATGTATTCCGCAATTACATCATTGATTTTGCCCGGCTGGTCGATGTTGACCTGAAAGGCGATCCCATGGTGTTACCGAACGGCGCCCGCCTGATTTTTCTCGGCACCAATGTGCGCACCGCGCAGAGCTACACCGGCAATCTGTACCTTGATGAGTATTTCTGGATACCGAAGTTTCAGGAACTGCGCAAAGTCGCCAGCGGGATGTCACTGCACGCCAAATGGCGCACTACTTACTTTTCCACGCCGTCCAGTCTTGCACATTCCGCTTATCCGTTCTGGTCGGGGGAGCTGTTCAACAAGGGCCGCCGCAGCAAGAACGACCATATTCAGCTCGACCTCAGTCACAGCCACCTTGCAAAAGGCGTGCTGTGCGGGGATGGGCAGTGGCGGCAGATTGTCACGGTAGAGGATGCACTGACCGGCGGCTGTAACCTGTTTGACCTCAATCAGCTCTCCCTTGAATACGCACCATCAGAGTATCAAAACCTGTTGATGTGCGAATTTGTGGACGATACCGCGTCGGTATTCCCCTTCGCCGAGCTGCAAAGCTGCATGGTCGATACGCTGGAAGAATGGGAAGACGTTAATCCGTACGCCGTGCGGCCTTTCGGCTATCGCCCGGTATGGATTGGTTACGATCCGTCAGAAGCCAACGGCGGCGACAGCGCCGGGTGTGCAGTGATCGCGCCGCCTATGGTGGCCGGTGGCAAATTCCGCGTACTGGAACGCCACCAATGGCAAGGCATGAACTTTGCCGATCAGGCCCAGAAAATCAAAGACCTCACCGAAAAATATTGCGTGGAGTACATCGGTATCGATGCGACCACCGTCGGGCAAGGTGTTTTCCAACTGGTGCGCGAATTCTTCCCGGCAGCGCGAGAAATCAAATACACCCCAGAAATCAAAACCGCCATGGTGCTGAAAGCCAAAGACACCATTGGGCGCGGCTGTCTGGAATACGACACCAGCCACACCGATATCACCGCCGCCTTTATGGCGATCCGCAAAACCATGACCGCCAGCGGCGCACGCTCCACCTACACCGCCAGCCGCAGCGAAGAAGCCAGCCACGCCGATGTCGCGTGGGCAATCATGCACGCCTTGCTTAACGAACCGCTGACCGCAGGCAGCGGCCACAGCAGCCCGAACATTTTGGAGTTTTATTAATGAGTAAGCGCAAAGGCCGCAAGGCACTCACCTCCCCTGCCCCTACCACTCAGGGGCAAGACTTTGAGGCGTTCTCCTTTGGAGAGCCTTCTCCGGTGTTGGATAAGCGGGAAATTCTTGATTACATCGAATGCACCGGTAACGGCAAATGGTACGAGCCGCCGATCTCGTTCGACGGGCTAGCGCGCAGCGTGCGGGCCGCCGTTCACCACAGTTCGCCAATGTTCGTGAAACGCAACATTTTGGCGTCTACGTTCATCCCTCACCCCATGCTGAGTCAGCAGGAATTTAGCCGTTACGCGCTAGATTATCTGGTGTTTGGGAATGCATTTTTAGAGGTAAGGAAAAACCAACTCGGCGAGCCGTTGCGCTTGCAGTGTTCACCGGCAAAATACACCCGCCGAGGCGTTGAGCCGGATACATATTGGTTTGTGCAAGACTGGAAAGAGCCGCACCAGTTTGCGCCGGGGAGCGTGTTTCACCTGATTGAACCGGATATTAACCAAGAGCTGTACGGCCTGCCGGAGTACCTCAGTGCGTTGAATTCAGCGTGGCTAAATGAAGCGGCGACGCTGTTCCGCCGCAAGTATTACCAGAACGGCGCACATGCTGGTTATATCCTGTATATGACCGACGCGGCGCAAAGTACCAGTGATGTCGACAGGATGCGCCAAGCCATGCGAGACACTAAAGGACTGGGTAATTTCCGCAATCTATTTATGTACGCACCAAATGGCAAGCCCGATGGTATTAAAATCTTGCCACTGAGTGAGGTCGCGACTAAGGATGATTTTTTCAATATTAAGAATGCTACACGGGATGACTTACTGAGTGCGCATCGTGTACCGCCGCAGATGATGGGGATTATACCGAATAATACTGGGGGGTTTGGGGATGTTGAAAAGGCTAGTCAAGTTTTTGTGCGGAATGAGTTAATACCTTTACAGGAGAGAATAAAGGGGGTTAATGAATGGATTGAAAATGAAGTCATACAGTTCTCACCGTACAAACTGACAATTAATTAAAAAATTACAGCCGCCAGCAGTGGCGGCATGAAATAAAATTACAACAAATGAAGCCATGTAATTTATATTATTGTAATTTCTCACCCTCCCGAAACTACACTTGTGGGATTAAATTATTTAATTTCTCCTCAAGTTTAGAGTTCAGTTTTAAGCACAACTTAAGGATTGTATCTTTAGTGGACTCCAATTCATCAGGCGTTATTATTTCCAATCCCTCCCCATGGGCAATCCTATTCCTTTTCTTTAGCAAGTCATCGATAGCTTGCAGATATCCAATTCGTCGTCTCTTTAACTTTGGCACCCATTTTCTTTCCAGTTCCGAAATTATTTCCGTCTCTTTATAAACATCATTACCTACAGCATTTCTAATGCTATTACGAATTGCATTAGTTAGTTGAGACTCACTATTATACATGCCATCAAAGTTATAATCCTCAATCGTTATAACATCAAGTACATCTGATATCCCAAAAACATCGAATATTTTCTCAATAGTATCGACTGTTGGATTTGCATTCGTCGCAGAAAGCTTCCTACTATTCATTGATAATGGAAGGTCAGATATCAAACAATTGACGAATTCTGAGAATTTAACATCACTTTTATTATTTATTTTTATCAAACAGCTTTCTGAATGTTCAGACAACATAGATAATGGCAGAAGTTTTGCTGACACCCCAGAATCATTTATAATATCAACAAATTCCTTACACATTTCACGCAAGAAACCTTCAAAATATCCACACAGCAATACGAGCCCAGAACGCGTAATTGCATTCGCAATAACATTCCCTCCAGGCTTACCCAGTTCGACTCTAGCAGCGGCAGCTAATAAACCTATTTCGTCAAGATTTTCAACCTGTGCTGGAATACATTGTATTCTCATAAATTACCCCAACAAAGCTTGTGTTAATATTGTACTCCTTCTAAGAGCCTTATTCTTTTGTGACGTACCTTGGAATAAACTACTCCAATAATCATCATTAGAGAAAACACCAAGGGCCTTTTCTCGTAAATTACCAGTATTCACGTTTTCAATTACACGGGAAAACGAAACCATCTGTGACTCATAAATGGCCCCATTAATTACGTTATGAGCAAATGCCGCTTGTTCAGGATTAATTCTATCTTTAGGTTTTCTAAATGCTATACCAGGCCCTAAAATATCATTAAGCAAATCAACTGTCTGATAGAACAAGTTTGAAATCTCATCTACTCTACCGGCAGAGATATCTCTATTATCTTCCATATGCAGGTTAAGATATTCTGAGTAATTATCAGAGTAGTCGGTAGTATTTGTAAGCTCTCTATAGGCTAAGAACCTTAATACTAATTCCGTTCCTTTCATCGCTCGCTCAGCATGCTCAGGTAAAGAAAGCAGTGATTTAAATGGACCATATTCAGCTAACTTTTTAATTAATTCGTTATAATTTCCACGATAAACACAATTCCTAACCTCTTGGTCAGTTAAAGATGTACTGCCTGTATTTAGTCTCTCAAAAACTTCAAATTTCAATGCTTCATCAGACTCATTAAGAACAACAATGCATCTAATCGGACGCTTTGCTATTATTGACTTATAGGAACGGTCGAGCTCTGAATGCGATTGCCCATTAAGTTCTGACATTATTTTCAAGCCGGAAATTGATAGTGGCTCTATAGCTGCATCGTCAAAAATAGTACGCAGTTCATTAGCCTTAATAAATCTAAACAAGGATGTCAATCTATGTTGACCATCAATAACACTGAATGAACCATTCTTTTCTTCAGCTAAATAAACAACAGGGACTGGGATGTTTAGAATTATAGATTCAATGAATTTTGATGCTTTAACATCATCCCACTGATATTTCCTTTGATAGTTTGGATCTAAAACCAAGTCCCCATCTATAATCATATCCATTAATGTTCTAACTGCATAATCATATGGTTGAATTACAACCTTTCTTTCTCTAATATGCTCATAGGGGGTACTACCTAACTCATTGTCATCCACTGCGTCAATCGCATCATCTTCTAAGTCTGGATTACCTTGAGCTTGCTGTTCTTGACTCATAATATTCACCCTATATATGATTAATATGAAAAAATTAATCATATCAAAGAAAACGCAAAAGATCTTCTTCATCATCCTTATCATTATCTAGTAAATTTTCAATCTGAAGCATGGCTGCGCGCAATGCTATCCCCGCCTCGCCTGCCCGCTTCGTGTGTCGCTTTTCATGCAGGTGCATGATCCGGCGCGATCCGCGCCAGTGCTGGCGCTGCGGGGATAAAACTCACACCGGATCATCATGCAAATTCATGCACCTAATGCATGCATGGGGTAATCAGCACAGGAAAAGGTATGTATTGTGCTGATATCGACCTTCTTCAATCAGCCGGAACACATGCCCGGACTGGTGTTTGATGTAATAATTTGCTTCCTCGGGCGTCAGGTGCGTACCGAGCCGATTAGCAGCATGGATGAAATCAACTGTCTTAATCCGGCGGCCTTTATCAGTGAATTTCAGCGTTTCCATAAACGCCCCGATCAGGTCTAAATCTCTTTTCATACGTCACCTATGGATCACGAAACAGTAGTGAGCTGTTGGATCACCGCTGCTTTTTCTGGGCTGATGCTAGTTTTCATCTCACCGGCCAGTTCTGAAATCCATATCAACGCAATGTCTTTATCCTTCGCTTGGCTCTCATAACAAACCCCCAGACGGGCGATGAGTTCAATACGTTCCAAAACAACCAATTCTTCCACTGCTGGTAAATGCACCCTGTTCCTCCGATGCTTAATTACTGTATGCATATACAGTATCAACCATAAATTTCGCTTCTGCAACCAATTATTAAAAACCTGCCCAATCATTAACCGGCGCATACTGCATTGAAATATCACCAAATTTGACTTTAGCACCACGCGCTAGCGCTTCCAGTTCCCAGCGCTTAGCGGCAATGTCGTGCAGTGCCAAATCGGCCCGAATTACTCCCAGCCGGTCATGTTCTACCAAGGTCAATCTTGCTGAAGGGGCAACATCTGGCACTCGATAAGGGTCAAAACTTCGCTGTGATTTCTTTATCTGCGACGGAATAGCCCGAATACGGCTCATAACAGACCGTGTGACGGTCATATCATCCCAATCAATTGGGATTTCCGGCGGGTGCTCCAGCACCGCCACGGCCTCTACAGGCTCACTATCCTGCGTATCTGTCACGCCTTTGCTATCGGCCAACCCACAGTTATTGACAGGACTCCGAGGCGCGCCGGAGGCGCTTTTCAAAGTCAAAGGCTCAACGGCAACGGCCTTAGCGACAATGCGCCATTGCGTCGTGCGAGTTTCATAAACTCGATCGGCGCCGATATGCGGGGCAAAAATCCCTGTGATTTTCTGGACTTCTTCGTCATAGGCGTTGAGTTCGTCGGCAACCCGGCGGGCAACACGCACGGTCTGATCATCGCGGCCAACGTTCGGCCCACCCTGCGCCAAAATGTAAGCGGCAAAATCACCGGCATCAGCGGCAGCGCGTACCGCCTCCACGCTTTCGTCAAACTCATCGGCCAAACTGACAAAGCGGATCTTGCGGCATTCACGCCATGCCCCACGCGACGGCAGGCCAATGAATTGAAATTGGGGAATGCGCCACGTGGAAGCCCACGCGGTGACCGCTGCGGCCGTCTCAGTCAACAGCTCGCCGGTTTCATGATCACGCTCGCCATCCAGCGCGTAACCGTCGATATTTTTGGCGATGTATTTGGCGATATAGCCCGCCGCGCCGCCTTTGTTCAGGTGCTTGCAGTCGAAACGGTTTTTAGCTGCGCCGCGTTCGTCGCCATCCTCGGCCATGGCATAGCGCCGCATGATATCGATCACCGGCTGGCGCTGCTCTTTGGAGGTAAACAGCATCATATGCCAGTGCGGCGTTGCATCGTGATGCGGCTCGACAACGCGCACGCCGTAGACCTGCAGGCCCGCATCTTTAAACGCAGTGCGGATCTTGCTAAACAAGCTCACAAGGTAGCGCTGGCCGTCTTTCGGCGTATAAGCCTCTTCATCCCATTTGTGATTAAAATGAACCTTCGGGCTGTTCTTTCCAACGGCACGCGTCGGGTGATATTTGGATGGGGTAGTGATTGTGATAAACATCCCTTTATCGCCCCGAGTCGCAGCGGCCTGCTCAACACCGGCGATCATCGCCATTAACTCCATTCGGCGAATTTCAGGGTTAGAGATACTCGCCATTACCTTATCGATCAGGCTGAATCGTTCGCCGGTTTCGACGTTCTCCAGCTCGCGGCTGTTGAGGTAATCAAAGTTAGACTGACGGCGTGCTTTCACATCACGGATCGCCTGCTTGCTGGCATAGGACGACGCCCCACGGTTCACATTGCCGACGGCAATCAGCAACGCCTCGCGCCAGCGCGTGCGCTGGGCTTTTAACTGGCGTTCCCACCATTCCGCATCTACCAACCGGGACAGACTTGCGATCGCTGACCGGGTATCAAGTTTACCCTTGCGGTATTTGTTCCAATGCATCGGGGTGATATTGAAGGCACGGGCCATCGGCGCGGTATGACTATAAAAACAGGCTTGAGTGCTATCTTCAAACAGCCCTGTATTGTCTCCGCCGTTGCTTTTAATGAATTCTTCAACGCGGCTTTCATAGATTGACAACAGTTGACCGGCCACGCGATCCGCAAGGCGCTTTAGCTCTTTGTCATCCATGCCCGGCAAACCCGCATAATTATCAATCTCCGCCATCCAGCGCGGTGAAGCTGCAAGGTTCATCCCGTTTTTGGCGTTCACAGCCTCAATGCGGGGCCATATGCGGCGCTCAAACTGGAACACAAGCCATTTATTGGCGTCATGCAATCCTTTGGATTTCAGCAGGTAATCATGGCGTGACAGGAAAATGGCGCTGAGAAAACGCGGTAGAGAGTGGATATTGCGTAAAACAGCTTGCCCCTGAGCGTGTTCCTCACGGGTAAGCGGTCTTACTGGCCCGGCAACTGCCGGGCGTGGTGCATTCCATGGGTAAGCCCATAGATTTCGTTCAGTCATACTGCTGTACTTCAGGTCTGCGAACATATTCAGCATCGCTCAAATCGGCGGCCCAAAAAAAGCCCACTGCAATAAGCAGCAGGCTGAGCACGATAAAAAAGCTTGTCATGACTGCACCACGTAAGAACGACACTTGGCCTCACGCAGCTGTTGGCAGGAAACACAGGTGTCTACCCCAGAAAGGGCAATGCGGCGCGCTTCGGGGATCGGTTCCTCGCAGTCTTCACATTTGAAAGCAGAAGGCATAACCGAGAACTTACGGGCGTTAGCAATCTGTGCATCCAATAGCAGAGCCTGACGCTCTTGTGACAAATCCATGAGGTCGGCCATCAGTGCAACTCCTGCGCTTGATTCTCGATGGCTTCAGCTTCTTGGCGCAGCAGCTCTACAGCTTCAGTTACACTTAGGCCGCCGCACGTGATGTGCGCAGCCAAACGCACCAAGCGAGCCGCCGCAACCTCAGCCTGATTCCTGCGCTCATCCATGCGAGCATCGTTAAGTAAAACAGTCACGGCACTAACATCTTTGCCGCTGGCAGGATCAAACCCGATAATGCATTTATTCATTTCGTTAATTCCTTATTTTAGGCAAAACGATGCCCGGCGGGTTAACGCCAGAATTACGCAATGCCGTTAATTAGTGTTTAATTCGCAATCATCATTACTGATAAAGCGCGGTAAAGTTTTTGATAAATCAATAATGTCATTAAATGCCCATATTAATTTCTGTCGTTCGGTATAACTCATTTCTACAAATTTCATATTGACATGCCGCTCTTTCAGTCCAGCATGAAAACAAAGCGTTCTGCGGATATGCCCCGGTGACTTATCAAAAGCCTCTTGTGCCACATTCTTTCTATTCACGAACAGATCCCGCTTAATCTGCGAAATGCGCCTAATGCCGATAGCTTTTTGGTCATCCGTTGCCAGTAACATATCAACCCCAATTAGCGGCAGAACAAACGGCGCAGCAGTTGCGCAGGTTTTGCAGTAGACAGACCATGCAGCAATGCAGCCTGATCGTGACGTGGCCGCCAACGTTTTCCGCCCGGTAGTTCAATAAAGCCGTTTTCAAAATGGCGCGATGGGCTTTGCTGTTTCAACAGCGGAGCTATAGATATAGGCATATATTCACCCTCCTAATTAATCCATTCGCAACAGTCCACAATGTAGGCAGTTGAGAATGAAATCCGGGTTTTAGCCATGCCCGGCACATGGTTGCTGTGGTAGGATCGAATCGCCAAAAACAATCAACCAACAACGGAGTTATTGCATGTTAGATAGTGATATTGCTGCTATTAAATCTTTACTTTTAGGATTAAATAGAACACTCGACAATATTGAGAAACCAATTCAAAACAACCCCCACGCTGAAGAGCTGAAAGAATTGCATATAGCACTTGGTGTCAAGCTTAATGAAAAAATACCCGTAACCCATAAAACCATTATCGAATTTTTCTGAATACAACCCACGAGGCCTGAAAATGGCCTCACTCTTTTATTTCACCAAGACAAATAAAAGCGTCGAACACCTGCTTAACCTCTTCCATTGGAACTCCTTTCAACCCCATTTTTTTAACTTCTTTACCTAAAGATTTTTGCATCACTCTTAAAAGTCGAGTGCGCTGTTTTGCAGTTGTAATTTGCTCTTTAAGTGCCGCCTCAATACGATCCTTTTTAGCTTCCCGCATAAACTCTCCTTTCATTGTCAAGCCAATCCCGCCGCAGCCCCCAAGCCACCGATAACATCTACGGTTGTGGCCAGAGCCGGATTGGATTGAATACGATTTTGAACGGTCAGGCCGATTAGCGACAAATGGCGGATCGCCGTGTTGACGCTATCGAGTAAAGCGGATTTGCGAGATGCTGTTTTATGGTCGCCATCTACCGCCGCCGCCGCAACAGAACCTACTGCAGCCGTCGCTTTCAATGCATAGGTTGATATGTTGCCAGCGCATGCCTCATTAACTGGCACTGAAGGTAAACAGTTCAACTGTGCCAGCAAAGCATCTACCAAGCTGGAATCTTCTGTTGCATCAGTGATTGCCAGCAGTTCAATGCAACTCAGTTGATGCGGTTGTTCTGGGTTCAGCTTGTTGCGCAGCATCTGCGGCTTCATTTCAATCTGTTCGGCAACCCGCACAAGGTTTTGCCGAACAGCAAACTGGCGACACGCCATCTCAAAATGTGGATGTTTTGAAACTTCAAAATCAAACATTCCTCTCCCCTTTTGCGTCTGGCAACATCTCAAACCGTTACAGAAAATTCACATTCCGAGAGTGCGTTAAGCGTAAGCTTCACCATATTGATCAGGACTTTCTCTCGTTTTGCACCAGTACCTAAGCGATGACGGTATGAAGACAGACGCCCATCAGCGAGCATATCATCAACGGTATTTTTAGATAACCCTGTGAGTTCACAGTACTTTTCTATAGTGACGTGCGGTGTAGGAACCGTGATTGAAATGTTTTTACGCATAGTGCAAGATCCTCCGATGACCTGTGGCGGGTCGCGTTAAGTGGTGATAAGCGGTTACAAAGGTGTTCCCTTCCAAATTGGAAGTGAATTTAGTACCACAAAATGACAATGTCAATTTAAAAATTGGCAAAATGGAAGTTTATGGAATTCAATCAAGACGCAAAAGCTGCTATCGAAAGGATGGTAAAGGCCTATGGAGTCAAAACTAAACTAGCTTTGTGTGAAGCCTTAGGTATCACAGCTAGTGCTCTTGCGAACAGACAAAACCGCAACGCTTTTCCTGCGGAGTACGTTTTGAAATGCGCCTTAGATACAGGTGCATCTGTACGTTGGTTAACATATGGTCATGGTGACATGTTTGAACAGAACATTGTTACAGCACCAAACACAATAGCTATCCCCAGTAAAGAACTAGTAGCTCGAAAACTATATGACAGAGACACACTATTACTCGATAAAAATTTACTGCCTTATGAAATAGAAAAATCAACAATTATAATTGAAGGTAATGTAAAGTACTTAGTAACAAGTAAATATGCTGACGTTTATGACGGAAAATGGCTCATTGACATCGATGAGAACATAAGTATTAGAAATTTAATACGAGCACCAAATAAAAAAGTAATAGTTTCCGATGGAGATAGCACTTTTGAATGCCCAATCGACGACTTAAAAATAATCGCAAAAGTATTAATGATATTTTCTACCTTGTAGGCTTTTAATATAAATATTGAGGCACAGCAATGAACACAGTCAATGAAGAATTATTATTCGAAACTCGCGATGAGTACAATAGAAAACCAATCGCCGAAAAAATAATAAAAATACTGAAATCAGAAATGTCTATATCACCAATGATAATCGATGGAAGTTGGGGTACAGGGAAAACTGAGTTTTGCTTTAAACTTATAAACTTGTTTAAAGAAGAGAATCAAAAACAAGAAATAATTTATATCAATGCATTCAATGAAGATCATACTGATGAGCCAATATTGACATTACTAGCAGCAATAATAAATTTAATACCCGAATCAGAGCGACCATCATTAATAGAAAAAGCATTGCCAGCAATACGTTTTGGCGTAAAAACAACTCTTAAAGCTGGCGCGGCTTGGGTATTAAAACAAAACACTGATAACCTAGCCGAAGAATTTTCAGAGGCGGTACAAAAAACCAGTGATGCTGCTATAGATAGCACTATAACCTCACTAATAAAAGATCATGTTGATTCTGATAAAAACATTAAAGCATTAAAAGCAGCACTTACTGAAATATCCAACAAATCGCCCATATATATATTCATAGATGAATTAGATAGATGCAAGCCCAGCTTCGCCATCTCAATTTTAGAAAACATAAAACATGTCTTTGATGTTGATAACGTTAAGTTCGTTTTAATTACAAACACCCAACAGTTACAAGCATCAATTAATCACATATACGGTATTTCAGTTGATGCAAAGCGCTACCTCGATAAATTTATAAAGTTCTCATTCTTGCTACCAGACACATACAGCCCTGACAGCCACACAAAAACACATACATCCATAGATCACTGGAATTACGTATCCAGTCATTCTGAATTATTAAAAAACCTCGAAAGACCAGTAATAGAAAGCATTAAGGAATTAATTAGAAACAGCAAATTATCCTTGCGTGAGGTCGAAACCTTCGCTCGATACATTGAAATTTATCAGTCATTAAGCGAAGACGGCCTCGGCAAAGATATAATATTCGGTTATTCGTTATATCGATTGATAGGTGTATTCTTCTACTGTTTCAACAAAGAAATAGCATTAAACTTATCAGGAGTAAACGTTGATTTAAAATCGATTTCATCCGCCTTAAAAATTACACAATTAGACTACGATCAAGAATCATATCCAGATCATATAGACTTGGCTTTTTATGGTATAATATCCGATTCTGCTTCTGATAGAGGGAGTTTTTTAACTGTACAGCAAGAACAAAAACAGCACTGGGACAAATTATTACACAATCTATTCCGCTATGGTCATGGAAAACCTAAAAGTGTTATTAACATAGTTTCTTCTGCAATTGATGTCATGCAATTAAAATAATAAGTATATTTTCATTAAATCAAACATTGACCACTGTAATTTTATACAGTTAAATACCCTCAAATTCAAGAGGGGTCACAATGGCAGTTCGGAAACAATCATCCGGTAAGTGGTTATGTGAGTTCTACCCTGCAGGCCGTGATGGCCGCAGGGTACGTAAGCAGTTTGCGACAAAAGGTGAGGCAGTCGCATATGAGCGCTTCACTACAGAGCAGGTAGATACCAAGCCGTGGCTAGGTGAAGCAATTGATCGCCGTAAGCTGAGCGAAGTCGCCAAGCTTTGGTATAACCTGCACGGCCAATCCCTTACTGCTGGCGAACGCACCTACAAGAAATTAGGTCTGATAATCGAAGCCCTAGGCGATCCCACTGCTACCACCTTCACCGCTAAAGACTTCGCGCATTACCGTGATAAACGTTTGTCTGGCGAGATCTACTTTTCCGAAAAGTGGAAGAACGGTGCAGAACCCGTAACCGTCAATCTTGAACAAAGCTACCTAAGTGGCATGTTCAGCGAACTGGCTCGGTTAGGCGAATGGAACCAGCCCAATCCGTTGGAGAACATGCGCAAATTCACTGTTGCCGAGAAGGAAATGGCGTGGCTGACCCATGCACAAATCACAGAGCTGTTAGCAGCCTGCAGCAGAAGCGACTCTGATTTACCTCTTGTAGTCGAGGTGTGTCTCAGCACTGGCGCACGCTGGCGAGAAGCAGAAAACCTTACCCGGTCACAGATAACGCCGCATAAAATCACATTCATCCGCACCAAGGGAAAAAAGAACCGTAGCGTTCCGATCAGCAAGGCCCTGTACAAGAGCTTGAAAGCACGGGGTAATGGTCGACTGTTCAGCGAGTGCTATTTCCGCTTTATGACCGCACTTGAGAGCACCAACATTCTGTTGCCCAAAGGTCAGCTTACCCATGTGTTACGCCATACCTTTGCGGCGCACTTTATGATGTCTGGCGGTAACATTCTGGTGCTGCAACGTATCCTCGGCCACCATGATATCAAGATGACAATGCGCTATGCTCATCTTGCTCCTGAGCACCTCGAAACGGCCCTGCAATTCAACCCATTGGCGACGATGCCAAGTGGCGACAAAGTGGCGGCATAGGTCCACAATCACCGTATTTCCTCACCCTTTATCAATATAGAAACTCCTTATAAATCAACTAACTTATTGATTTTATTATTGTAGTAAGGAAATCGGGTTTTTTGTTGTCTGTAACCTTCCGCCCTTACAAAACGGGCCCTCCCGCACGGCCCTGTTTCGCTGATGGCGACAAAGTGGCGACAGCCATTTTGCGGGACACAAAAAACCTGCTTTCGCAGGCTTCTTGTTAAATCCAAAGTGATCCCTGATTGCTCCTTGTTGGGTGCGGTATCGAGCGAGGCAAGCTGGGTAATAAACGTCGTAGCAGTTTCTTGCGTCTGGTCAATATGGCTCACCTTAATGGTACTTAAACCTGCGGCCAGCGTGGCGTTGAGCTTATTACGCGCCGCCACCTTCTGCACAATATCGCTCAGGGAGGTGTCATGATAAGGCTCATCCCGGCGGGTATTGAGTGAGCCGCGAAAATCAATACTCCTGCGCGAAGGGCCAGCAATGGATAGTTTGCCCCGTAGTGAGTTGATGCAGGCATGATGCCGCCCGGCACGACAGACAACACGCGTTGGGTGATGGAAGACAGGCCAGACAACAGGGATACCTACCGGGGCGGTTTTGAGGAAATGCGGCAACATCAGAGAAAGCCGCAAACACAAAACCCGCATTGCTGCGGGCTTTTTCTTATTAACGTTCTACACTTCCAGTCTCATGCGTTGTGCATGCGCCCGTACGGTTCAAATGCAACCAGAGACACGCATTCATTGAGCAGTTTCTCTTTACCTAACGTAAAGGCTCTTCATCTTAAAATAGAAAGTCTCACACTGAATCTTCGTGAAAAAACTCATCTTGACAGTAAATTAATATGTCGCCGGGCTGACATTCAAGATAGTGGCAAATTGCATTTAACGTGGAGAAACGCAATCCCTTTATTTTACCCTGTTTAAATAATGAAAGATTTTGCTCGGTAATACCAATGGCCGAAGCCAAATCTTTTGATTTAATTTTACGACTAGCTAAAACCACATCTAGCTTTACGATAATCGACAT